TGCGGCGGGTCCTTACCAAGGGCTCCCCCTATGCGGGTCAGGGCAACCGCAGTTTAGGCCTAGCGTCAGAGTTTTTGAGGGGGGTTGACAGTTGACGGGTACCAAGACTGCTCCTAGGAAACAGACCAGGCTTCGCATTCAGCGCATCCGCCTCGATCGCATCACCATCCCGGCCTATTATCCGCGCGTCGATCTCCCGCCGGACGATCCCGCCGCTCAGGCGCTGCAGCACAGCCTCGAGGAATTCGGCCTCGTCGAGCCCGTCGTCTGGAATCAACGGACCGGGCACCTGGTCGGCGGCCGGGAGCGCCTGAAGATCCTGCGGGTCGACGGGGCCCGAGACATCGAAGCGAGCGTCGTCAACCTGGATCCGCAGCGGGAGAAGCTCCTGCACCTGGCGCTGAACCGGATCGCCGGCCAGTGGGACGAGTCCAAGCTCGCCGTGCTCCTAGCCGAGCTCGAGCACAAGCAGGCGGATCTCACCCTGACCGGGTTCACGGACGAAGAGATCGATCGGCTGATGACGCAGGCGCTCGCCGGCGAGACCGAGGAAGAGGGTCCGCCGGCGAAGATCGACCAGGCCGCGGAGCTGCAGAAGAAATGGAAGACGAAGGCCGGGCAGCTCTGGCACCTGGGCGAGCACCGCCTCCTCTGCGGTGACTCCACCGATTCCGATCAGATCAAACGGCTGATGGCCAGGACCTAGGCGGACCTCGTCTTTACGGATCCGCCCTACGGCGTCGACTACGTCGGCAGCGCCGAGCATCTCCGCATCGAGAACGATAACCTCGGGGCCGAGGGGACGCACCGCCTGGTCCTGGCCGCCATGCAGGCCTGGCCGTTGAAGCCGGGCGGGGCGTTCTATGTCTGCTCGGCCGGCGGGACCGGGGAAACGCTCTTCCGGAACGCCCTCACCGAGGCGGGTCTCACGTTGCGGCAGAGCCTGATCTGGGTGAAGCAGCACTTTGTCCTCGGCCGGCAGGATTACCACTGGCGGCACGAAAGCATTCTCTACGGCTGGAGGGACGGGGCCGGCCATTACTTCGCCGACGATCTCACGCAGGACACCGTGCTCCTGGACGAAGCCAGGAACCCGTCCGCCTTCTCGAAGGAGGAGCTGATCGGTCTGGTGAAGGAATACCGCCGGCGCGAGCGATCGACGGTCTGGCATGAAGACAAGCCGCTGGCGAACGTGCTGCATCCGACAATCAAGCCCGTTCCGCTCGTGGCCAAGGCGATCCGGAACTCGAGCCGCCGCGGCGAGATCGTGTTCGATGGCTTCGCCGGCGCCGGCTCCACGCTCGTCGCGGCCCAGCAGTTTCAGCGCCGAGCCCACGTCATGGAACTGGATCCGCGGTACGCGGCGGTGGACCTGGAGCGACTAACCGACATGGGGCTGCGGCCCAGGCTCGTCCAGCAGACATGAATGAGCGCATCCAGTGGACATGCCGTCACGAGCACGGAGTATCGGCGAAAGAAGGGCTACAGCCGGCAGCGGCTGTCCGCGCTCAAGAAAAAAGGGAAGATCAAATTCACACCGGACGGCAAGATCGACGAAACGGCGACCGAGGCCGCGATCAAGGCCGCGCAGCAGCAGAACGGCACCCAGCCCAAGAGTACCGCGCGGCAGATCTACGAACACTACCAGGCGCTGACGGCGCGATTGGAATATGAGAAGGAAAGCGGGAAACTCGTGCCGAAGGACGACGTCGAGCGCCAGGCCTTCAATACCGCCCGGAAGGTCAGGGACAAGTTCTTCAACATCCCGGACCGGATCGACGGCATGCTCGTCGCCGCGGTCCGCACGACCAAAGACGACACGGCCGCCAAGCGCAAGGTGCGCGAGCTGCTGATCAAGGAGCTCCACGTGGCGGCGTCGGCCCTGGGGAACGGGAAAGGCAAATGAGCGAGTCCTTTGCCACGGCCGACTGCTATACAGACGCCTTCGCCAGAGGCCTGCAGCCGGATCCGGATCAGACCGTATCCGAATGGGCGGACGAGAACTTCGAGCTCCCGATCGGCCTCTCCTCCGAGCCGGGCAAGTGGCGCACGGCCCGCACGCCCTACCTGAAAGAGGTCCTCGACAACCTGAGCCCGAGCTCGCCCGTGGAAGAGACGCGGGTGATGAAGGCCGCGCAGCTCGGCTTTACCACGGCCGGGATCATCTGGGCCGGCTTCATCGTGGACCGCGCGCCCGGGCCCATGCTCCTGGTCGAGCCGACCCTGGACGTCGCCACGAAACTCAGCAAGCTCAAGGTCAAGCCGATGCTCGAGGCCGTCCCCTGTCTGCAGGGCAAGGTGAAGGAAGCCCGACAGCGGGACTCCGGGAACACCGTGCTCATGAAGGAATTCACGGGCGGCGTCCTCGTCATGACCGGATCGAACAGCGCCGTCGGCCTGCGCTTCATCCCGGTCCGGTACCTGATGCTGGACGAGGAGGACGCCTACGTCCTGGACGTCGACGGCGAAGGCCAGCCCTCCGAGCTGGGGAAGAAGCGGACCACGACGTTCTCGAACCGGAAGATCTTCCGCCTCTCCTCGCCGCTCGAGAAGCACACCTCCGTGATCGAGCCCGGGTACCGCGCCGGCAGCCGGGCTCGCTTTCATGTGCCCTGCCCGATCTGCCTCAAGGTGCAGCATCTGCGCTGGGGCCAGCTCACCTTCACCTTCGACGGCAAGAAGGATCCGGCGCGCACGGCCTACCAGTGCGAACACTGCCAGCATCTGATCCCGGAATCCCAGAAGACCTGGATGCTCGAGAACGGAAAGTGGGTCCACGAAGAGCCGGCCAATCCGATCAAGAGCTATCACATCAACGCGCTCTATGCGCCTTACGGATGGAAGCCGGCATCCTGGCCGGTGCTCGCCGAGGAGTGGCTCGAAGCCCAAGCGGACCTGGACCGCGGGGACAAACGCAAGCACAAGGTCTTTATCAACACGCGGCTCGCCGAGACCTGGGAAGAGAAGGGCGAGCATATCGAGCACAGCGAGCTCTACAACCGGCGGGAGGCCTACCCGGCCGATGTCCCTGCCGGCGCGCTGCTGCTCACGGCCGCGGTGGACGTCCAGGACGACCGGCTCGAGGCGGAATGCGCCGGCGTCGGGCTCGGCGAAGAAACCTGGTCGGTGGACTATCAACGCTGGATGGGCTCGCCGGCCAAGCAAGACGTCTGGGATCAGCTCGACCTGTGGTGGAAGAAGACCTGGACGCACGAGTCGGGCGTGGCGATGAAGATCCGGATCATGGTCGTCGACATCGGCGGCCATCACGCCAAGGAAGCCTACGAGTTCGTGCGTGCGCGACAGGCGCAGGGCGTCTTCGCCATCAAGGGATCGAACCAAGCCGGCGCGCAGCTCGTGAAGATGGGGACCAAGGACAACCTCGGGAAGGTCCGGCTCTTCATGGTCGGCACTGACGCCGCGAAGGATACGCTCTTCGGCCGGCTGCAGCTCGAGACGCCGGGCCCGGGCTATTGCCACTTCCCGGAGCGCGCGGCCTATGACGAGGAATACTTTCTCCAACTCACGGCCGAAGAGAAGCGGGAGAAATACGACCGGGGCGTCCTCACCGGGTTCTACTACAAGAAGATCCGGGCCCGGAACGAGGCGCTCGATCTCAAGGTCTACAACATGGCCGCCCTGGCGATCCTGAACCCGGATCTCGTCCAGCTCGCTGTGCTGGGCGTGCAGGCGGCGCCGGCGCCACAGGCGGCAGGGCCCGGACGGAAGGGCGGCTGGGTGACTCGGCAGCCGCCGCCAGAGGGCAGCGGCCGTGGTCGAGGTAGTGGATGGTTCCGCAGACGGTGAGGCGTGACCTGGAATGATCGGAAGAGAGGCTGGATCAGACGCGACAAGGGATCTGCACCGGCGCCGCCGGCAGCCGAGCCAGCGCAGGTGCTGCCGCAGGCGGTCCTGGTCCTGCCGAACATCCCGGCCTTCAGCCCATCCGCGATCGCCAAGGTCCTCAACAAGCCCAAGAGCACGGTGGGCTATTGGATCCGGGAGCAGAAGCTGATCTCGTACCTCGATCCGATCGGGGAGGTATACGTGCGCCGGGAGGTTTTGGTAGACTTTGTTCGATCGTATCTGGGGCAGGCCTGTGCGTGAACGGAGGACTGCATTGATTGTAAAGGGGCTGAACTATCCGACTCGATGCGTGAAGGATATGCCGGGAGAATGGGCAGGCCCGCTGGAGCCGCCGGTGTGATCATGGCAAGCGATCCTTACGTTGTGCGATTACGGTGCTCCGATCGGCATGAATGGGAAATGGTCCTGATTCCTGAGACCGGACCATTAGCCGATTTTGCATTTGCAAAGTCTGCGGGCTTCGATAGGAGATTCTCTGGACCTGTTGCTAATCCTGGGACAGCCATTTCTGTTCGCTTCACAATTCCTAAAGACCAGAGGCTCTGCCCTGTGTGCCTGGGGATCTATCAGGAGTTTTGTGTTGTCTTTGAGGGAGAACCGAAGTCGAACTGGTATAAAGCCCGCGACAAATAGCCGACTGTACTGCAGTACAGTATACCCTCTTGACGCTTCGAACGACCCGTGATAACAGGACCATCCAGCATGCAACTACCGCAATGGGTAGGCCAAGACATCGGAGGGTTGCCGCATGACTTCACGGGGCAGATCATAATCAAGTGTAACAAGGGCGGCGTGTCGGCGCTGGATTTCACGACGAGTCGCACGCCGCCTGCTCGAGAGATGGTTGAAGCCCGGCGGGTACCGGGTTCCGACATAAACCAAAACTAGGCACCTTCAGTCACCCACTGAACGCCGCGCTCCGGGGAAGTCCCTCGGGCCGCGGCGTTTTTTATTGCCCGGAGGACGATGACCGAACCATCCGTCGCCACGATGCTCGAGAACGTCAGGACCGCGATCAACAACCTCCTGACCGGCAACGTGGTCCAGTCCTACTCGATCAACGGGCGCAACGTGCAGAAATATTCCCTGAATGAATTGCTCGAACTGGAGAAGAGCCTGATGGCCCGTGAGGCCGCCGAGACCACGGGCGGGACCGCCGCCTACGCCGGATTTTCCCAGAGGCCGCAATGACGCAGAAGGATGCCGAGCGCGCACAGCCGACGACCTGGGACGGTCGTCTGGGCCAGGTGCTCGATCGCGTCGTGCTCGCCGTCTCGCCGCACCGAGGCCTCCGCCGGCTGCAGGCCCGCAAGGCGGCCCGGATCCTGAACGCCGCCTATCGCGGCGCCGAGAACAGCCGGCTCCGGGGCGACTGGAATCCGCTGGGTGGCTCGGCCGACTCCGATCTCTTGCCCAACCTGCCCTCCCTCCGCGAGCGGTCCCGCGATCTGATCCGGAACGATGCCCACGCCGCGGCCATCGCCGGCACCGTCGTCAACAACGTCGTCGGCTCCGGGATCCGGCCGCAATGCCGGGTGGACCGGGAGGCGCTCGGGATCGATGAGCCTACGGCCCGGACATACGAGCGGGCGGCCGAGCGGGCGTGGCGCCGGTGGATGCCGCGCGCCGACAGCCAGGGGCGGATGGAGTTCTACGAGATCCAGGGCCTGATCCAGCATCAGATCCTGACCAACGGGGAAGTGCTCGTGCTCCCGCTGATGATCAAGAACGAACCCTGGCGGCCGTACCGCCTGGCGCTCGAGGTCCTCGAGGCCGACCGGCTGGAGACGCCGCCCGGCAAACACGCCGATCGGAACATCCGTGACGGGGTGGAGCTGGGGGACCGTGGGCAACCGATTGCCTACTGGATCCGCAAGCGGCATCCGGGGGACCTCCTGTTCGGCCGCGTCGATCTCGCTGA